AAGGGAGTAGGCGTCTAAAAAGCGCGCGAGAGTTCAAATCTCTCCTTCCGCGCCAAAGTACCGATTTTAGATGTTTTAAATCTAAAATCGGTACTTTTTTATGCTTTTCACCCTATTTTCTGCGTATTTTCAAAAAGCAAAAGATCAAGTTATGACACGCTCTGTAACATAAAATTATTTTCCGTATGCTACATTGTATGCTACAGATTCAGCGCAATGCGAGGGGACTCCCCTATTTTTTGCTACATGGACTTTATTTTCCGAAGCATAGAATCATAGACTTTTCGGTTCACAAGCGATAATGTGTCCATAAGTTCATCAACGACCGCCCAAGCCTTTGCCGGGTCTTTCCCAGCTACTGCAAGCAAAAACTCACTGTCCCCGTACTCGCCCACGGTAGCCGGTTCTGCGGTCACAGGGGCGGGAGCGCCGGAGTAGTAACCCACATACCTACCGCCGTCGCCCCGTTCCTCTTCCTGCATCTTGTCGCGTATCACATAAAGATCTGCCAGTTTGGCATAATTGGGATAGCTGGATTCCTCATATTCCAGCCGCGCTATCTCCTTGCGGATCTCGGCTTTATCCAGCATATCGCGCCTCCTTATGCCCGCTCGATCTGCTCCATGCAGCGGCGGATCGCGTCACGGGTTTTATCGTCGTCCGCGTCGCGCATCATATCCTCCAGCTGCGCATGCATATGCTCGCGGGCGTCTGTGCGGCTATAGCGGCCCATTGCGTCGCGGCGTCGGCCACGGTAAGAGCTGCCCCGTCCATATGTACCGCGCATATCCGACTCCCACTCGCCATCGCGGGAATAGCTGCCGTCTTCAGCCATCTCGATCTTGTAGGTATTCTTGATGGAGCTCGTCAGCTTCTGGATCGCGTCCAGATCGCCCGCAGACATTTCGCGCTTGTCGGCGATTTCGTCAAGCTCTTTGCAGAGCATTTCACGCAGGTTTTTCAAATCGTACATATTGCATTCTCCTTTCACGATACGCGCTCGACGATCATATTGCTATTTGCGAAACTGATCGCCTGCGCGCTGGTGTTCTTCGCCGCTACAGTTAGGCAGCAGCCGCGCGGGACTTCCACGAATGCGGAAACGAAGATGTTGAAATAGTTCTCAACAGCCGCAGGGGTTACGATCGCTGTGGCGCTGCTCAGAGGTTCGCCGTTGATTGCAAGCGCAGCGGTAATGGCACCTACTGTTCCGCCTGTAGGGACGGCGATATTCGCACCAAAGGATACGCGGAACTTCGCCTTGCATTGCTGCGTAAGCCCGCGCAGCGTAACGAGCCCGCTTCCTTCTCGATGTACGATGCACGGCTTTCCGCAAGCCGCCGTGGAGATCAGAGGGACGTTCTGCCCAGCGGCGACAGTTTGAATCCCGGATGATGTAAATTCAGCCATAAAATCATTCCTTTCTAAAAGTATCGAATTCGGCGCAGTTAAAATTAGCGGCGGGACGATTGCCCCGCCGCGTTGCTGTCGAGTATCGGCAATGGGGCCGATCATTTTCGTGAGGCCACGAAAAAGCTCTACGATGTGGAGTTGTTACGCGCAGTTGCCGCAGCCGTAGTTGTAACCGCTGTTGCAGCAGTACGGATTCGCGACAACATAGGCCGGGCTGGGGCTCGGGCGAAGCGTGGAAACAAGGTAATTGTTCTGCGCCGCCTGCGATGCTGCCAGCTGGTAGCCGAAGAGCTGCTGGTTCTGCTCGGCGATCTTCGCGTCCTTCGCCGCAAGCTCCTGTGCCGTCAGACGCTGGTCGATGCTGCGGAAGCCGCAGTTCATCGCGTCGATGATGTCGCGGGTGGTGTTCTGCACGGTGTTGCGGGTGTCGCACGCCTGCGTCGCCATGTCATAGCGCACCTGGGCGATTGCAGCGCGGTTTTCGCAGCAGCACTCCTGTGCCTGCATCGCCATGTTGTTCAGCTGCTGCATAAGCGCGGCCTGCTGATTACAACGAGAAAGTTCGGCGTTCTGGAAACCGCTGTTGAGGGCCTGCGTGGTCGTAGCAAAGCCGCCAGTAATGGCATTGTTCAGGGCAAACGTGGAATCGCAAATGCCGTTTGCCATACTGTCAAGTTTACGCTCAACACTTGCGAAATCGGACGTCAGCACGTAACCGTCCATCACGCCGCCGCTGCCATTGCCGCCCCAGCCGTTGCCGTTGCGTCCCCAGCCGAACAAAAACAGCACAATGATCCAGATCCAGTTATCACCCCACATCCCCATACCGCCGCCGTAGTTATTGGCAGGCTGGACGGGCATAGTCGGCTGAATGCCGCCATCAGTAAGACTCATAAAATTCTCCTTTCGTAGATTTTGAAATTTATCTCAATCGTGGCCACGAATTAAGATTCATTTTATCCGAGCAGCTGCCGGAATTGCACAGCCATTTGCTGCATTTGATTCAGCTGCTGCTGCGTGATTTTCCCGCTCTGTACCAGTTTTTCGACCTCTGCTTTCGGGTTGCCCTGAAACGTCTGCTGAAACTGCCGGAATTGCTGCACCATATTTTGAAACTGCCCCATCTGGCCGGGCATCTGCCCGCCGCCGAGGGCCTGAAACAGGGGGTTAGCCATCGCTTTCAGCCTCCTTTGTCTTTCTCGCCGGTCTTACGCTGGGGGCCGTCAGCTTGGCTACCAGCTCTTCAAACTCCCTGCGGGTCACATATTCTTCGCTCATGTCTTTTCGCGGCGCTGCGGGCGCTGGCGCGGCCTGCGCACGCTCTACAAGGTCGTAGGTCGTCATGGTCGGCTTGCCGCTTGCATCTGCCTTTTTCACATACACGACCGGCGCATTCATATCCCAAAGCGTAACGGCATTGTTGGGCGCGACGATAAAGTCGTTTGCGGCCTGTTCGTTCGGAATCCAGATGATCGACTGATTCTGCGGCTGCTGGGGCTGCGGCTGGTAGGCCGGTATCTGCGGCGCGGGCTGGTACTGTGGGCGCATCATTGGCTCCTGCATTGGTTGACTGATCGGTTGGCCGATTGGCTGATTATAAATCGGCTGCTGATACACATACGGCTGTTGTCCGAACATCATTTATCCTCCTTTGCCCAGTAGAACAGCGGGATCTCATTGCCGCTGTCCCATGTATCGAAATAGCTTCCGTTCTCCGCACAGACCACATGACTGGACAGGGCAAGAACGTACACGCCGCGCGGATGGTCTGCGCAGAAATCCGCGACGGTATAGCAGTCCGGGCATGTGTTCGGGATTACGTTCCGGGTAAAGCCCTGCTGCCGGAGGTAAGCGCTCCATACGCTGTTTGCGCTCGGCAGATCGCCCATGATGAGTCCCTGCAGGCACAGGCCGATATACACCTCGTCCCAGCTCTTCCCGGTCGCCTTTGCGATAGCCCGGACGGTGCAGTCCCCGACCTTCTGCCCGGCAGGGTTCGGATTAAAATAAGAAAAGCCCATACCGAACACTCCTTTGATGTGTCCAGTATGGGCTTTTTACTATTTTCCTGTGCCTCAGTTATGCATCAGTTTTGCTCAAATAAATATGCAGCAATCCAGCCGCGTATCAGTTCGTTTGGCGTCGTGCCGTTGGACTTGGCTGCGGCCTTAAATCTTTCCGCGATCTCCCGCTTGAGCTTGCAGGAGATCACGGACATGTTCTCAGCGTCCCACTTGTTGCGAGCGCGGCGCTGGGTGTCAGTCGGCATAGCATACCTCCCACGCGCAGACGTTCGCCGCATTCAACGCGGCAGAAATCAGCGCTTCGGCGTCCACGCCCAGAACGCCGGAGACGGACCGCAGAACGCCCAAGACATCCTCCGGGGTGTCAACGGACGCATCGTCCATTGTGCCGTCGGAAAATTGCCAGCAGAAGCCGTCAGCCGTCACGGAAAAATACACGCGGCTGCCAAAATCGCCGCAGGACGTGTCGTCGGCCTCGACGGTGACAAGCTGGCCGTTAAGATCGACGACGATACCGCCGGAAAACTGCCAGTAACCTCCGCCATTATTTGCAGTGTCCGGGTTATAGTGGGGATTTGTCTGCGCTCCCCACGCGGAAACGATATTAAACATGTCTGCCATCCTCCGATTTTTTTGTCGTGTTTGTTTTGCTTTGTGTCTATGGCTGCATTATATACTGTAATACCGTATATGTCAAGGGCTTTTCAAAAATTTTTATATAAAAAATAAGCGCCGAGAAACCGGCGCTTATCTCAGTTATACAGTTTGCTGGATGTCCGCTGCATCTCCCGCATGATCTCCGGTAGGCGGCGCTGTACCGTGGCGCGGCCAAGATACAATTCTGTTGCAACGTCCACTTGCGGGATCTTGTCCACGAAATAGAGCTGTGCGATCTTCTCATTTTCCCGGCCAAGATTGGCCTGATAGATCACGGCTTCCATGTCCTTACGGGTCAAACGGCCAAGCTCCGGAGGAAGTTTGCCGCGTGCCTGCGGCGACATAGGCCCCGCCTCCTTACTTTTCCTTGTGCGTCAGCACGGCGATATTGCCCTTGTTGCCGACTTTGAGATCCAGCGCAGCGGCCAGATCGCGCACCTTGACGTAGTTCGTGCCGTCTTTTAAAATGCGTTCAACGGCGACCTCCTTGCCGTCCACGATGATTTTGCTCTTTTCTACCATTTCGGTTTCCTCCTCTGCATTTTTTCCATCTTCGAGGGCCATCACGGTATGGCCCTCGCTTACCAGTACGTCCCCGCGCAGGAGATTCGCGTCCGTCGTCAGATACTTGCTGCCGGTCAGCAATACAAAATCGCCCGTTGCGGGCCAATCGTGCAGCATGCAGTATGTCGTGCAGCTGTTGCCCTGCCGACGGTAGAGCGCTTCGACCGACGCGCAGCCTGCGGCCACGGCGCAGAGCATCATGAGCGCGGAGCAGTCCGTCTCCACTGGCTTTGTGATCTTGCTCACGTCCCATCCGACGGCTCTGGCGGCCTCATACGCCGTGTTCCGGTCGGCCATGTCGTATCCGATATTCCGGTTTTTAATTGCTGCCTCGCACGTCTGCGCGGCCAGCTCGGCCTTTTTGCGGCTCTTGTAGCGCAGGACGCCGAGCCAGCGGCCATTGTACCAGCTGGAGATATTCAGCTCCCGCCCGGTCTGGTTGCCGGGCTGCTGATTGCGGCCGCCCGTCTCGCCGAGACTGGCCTGCCCGATCTTGATGCTCATGCCCGCTCACTCCCGTACAACTCGTGATGCAGCTGCAGCACGGCGGCCTCGATCAGCTTGTCGATCGTTTCCACGTCAAATTGAATGCCCTTCTCGGCGAGGAAGTTCACAACATACGCCTTTTTCGCCGCGCCGTCCGTCGCGGTGTACAGCTGCTCCGCCGCCTTTACGCCGATCTCAACGTAAGTGCGGAGCGTTTGCAGCTTGTCCGCATCGATCTTGGTTTTGAGCCACGGGATTAAAAATGCCGAAACGAGCGCGCTGATGAGCGCGATCACTGCCGAGATGATCTGTGTGTAGTCCATATGTAATTACTCCTTTCGCTATTCGACTGTTTCATTTTTCTTCGCAAAAACCCGCTTGAAGGCAAGCAGGCCAAGCTCTGTGATGGTTGCCCAGCCGGTAAAGCCGAGCACGTCGGACAGGTCGATCGACGCGCCGAGCTCCGGGCTGCGGATGACTGCAATTAGGACGGCGACGGTTTTCAGAGCGCAGGCCCAGACAATTACCGTCGTGATGAGCTGGAGCAGATACACAACAATGGTTCGCGCCATTTCGCCCTTGCTCCACTTGCCTTTTACCCGCATATCTGCCTCCCAATTTATTGCGCACTGCTATGTCCGCATTGCGCCTCCAGCTGATGCAGGAATTTTTTCACGTCGCCGTTCCCGCCCATCTTTTTATACTTCTCTCCGGCGATCAGGCGCTCGGCCATTGGCATTTCCTCGCTCATGATCGTGAGGCGGAGGATTGCCAGATACTGCTCGTCCTGATGCTCCTGCATTTTCCCGAGCTTTTTATCGATCTCGGCGAGGTGCGTATCCTGCGTCGTGGCCTTGCCGCGTTTTTTCTGTATCGCGCTGACGATGGCATTGACGACCGCCGTCAGCGCGGATGAGCCAAGCACGGCGCAAATGATCGTGATGGTTCCAGCATCCATTTGTTATGTACCTCTCTATTTCCGGCGGGCTAATCGTCCGCCATTTTGATGTAGGTGGTGGTATCGCTGGAATAGCTGATCGTCGGCAGCGTCGTGCCGCCGAGGGCTGCGTAGAGGGCCGGGTATGCAGTCTGATCGAAGGTTGAGCCATCGCACGCGTGCCACGGGACGGAGAGGACGCGGACGGTCGTGAGGATATCGCCGATGTGATAATTCGGCTCCGACAGCTTCCCGAATGCCTCATTTACCATCGGGTTCGCCGGTGCGTCGCCCGCTCGCCAGATCTTTGCAGCGCTCTGTGCCGTCAGCAGGTTCCCGGCCGTGAGCGGCGTCCCGGCCTCCAGTGGCTCGTCCTCCGGGCGAAGCCATTCATACCGCAGAAGGCTTCCCGCCGCATCATACACCCCGTACCGGACGGCCCCGTTTGCGAGATCGTTTGTGCCGATTCTCTCCCGCATGGCTATTCCTCCAATGCCTTGATGTAAGCATGACTGCGAAGCCCCGGTGCAACTGTTGGGATTTTCTTATCTCCATACGCGAAATCATGATACATTATGTACCCATTTCCTGCGGCGGAAGTTACGACCGCCGCCAAGCTCCCGCACGCTGCCGCGGGCTGATATGTGTTGATGAACCGGTTGAGCGCGTGCGGCATTGTTATACACACGAAGCCAGAAGCGTCATCATCCGCAAGTACTAATTTTTGGGTTGTGTACGCGCTAGATGATGCAGCGACACACACGGATACGCCGTCCACAAGAATCATACCGGCGGGAAATTCGTACCTTGACGCTGTTAAACCAGATATCGTAGAGTTTGCAAGAACCTGCGTAAACGTTGCACCATTATTTTCGGATTTGAAATAGGCGTATTTGTTATCCGATGAGGCCGTTATGATTGAAATGGTATTTCCGTCTACGGCATACTCCAAAACGTCGAAAGACGTATGGCTGAAAACAGTCGTCCACGAGCTTTGGTCGAGCGGATACTGCGTTCGCTGAAGCTGTTGCCTACGCGTAGAATTTTCGTAGTAATCATATATCCTATAAAAATACCCCGTTTCCGCATTATATTTTTTCGGCAAGCTGCTGTCACTGTATTTTGAAAATGCCCATCCGTCTAAGGTAATTGCTTCTGGTTCTTCGACGAGATCAGCGCGGTATAGACATTCGTAGTCCTTAGCGTCCTGATACTCGATCGATGCAATATACTTTGATCCGTCATAAAACAGCCACACGGGAGGGGGATAACTCTCCGGTAAAAAGTCTTCCGTAGTAGATAGTACAGTGAATTTCCAGCTAACAGGATTAAGCGTATCAGTGTGCGCACAAACGTACAAACGAGAACTATTTGATCCGCCGGGATCTGTGACAAAACTCATATAAAAGACAAGCACATATTCCCCGTTTAAGTATTGAACCGTAGTCTGCCTTACTATACTGTTGCTAATTATGGTGAGGCCTCTATATTTTTTTCCCTTCAATGGATTTTTAGGTATAGAAATATCATTCCAAGAAACAAGGTCTGAAGAATAGTAGATTTTACCGTCCAGATAATCAGGGCTATTGCTATTCGCGCTCGTGATAAACCAATACCCATTTGCATATGAAACGCTTGGATTGTAGAGATTTGCGTTCATCAACGTGGAAACAGCCCACGCAGCATCGGTCTTGCTGGATCTCAATATATTGAACAGTTCCGGGTACTGTGCGCCGGAAATGTACCTACCGTCGCACGGGAGCCATGCGTCGGAGAGGTCTGTGCGAGACGTGATAGCGATGTCGCCGACTTTGGCCGTACCATCCGAAAGCTTGCCGAGAGCGTCGTTGACTGTCGGGTCCTCCGGCCTCGTGGTTGCGTTCGGCCAGAGCTTGGCTGCGGTGGCATCGGACAGAAGATTTGCTTTATTGAGAGGCGTACCCTCAACTGTTGGCTCGTCCATACGTTTCATGTACTCGTAGTGATCAAGACTACCGTCGGAATTGTAGATGCCATATCGAATAGCACCGTTTGTAAGAACTTTAGTAGGTTGACGATCTTTCATATCAAGCCTCCTGTCGCGCATTCCGCAGCGCCGGTGTAGCGGAACGCCTTTGTGATGTTGTCGATCAGTTCCTCGCAGAGCGCAAGAATGCGCTCGATATCGTTTGCGCCGGTGTAGGTCAGCCGGTCGAGGCCGGGCGCGTCCGGTGTTCCTTCGGGGTATGCCAGCGCGTCCCGGATGGACTGCACCTGCTTACGGTATGCCTCGGCCTGTGAGGCCGTTATAATGTCCGTTACGGCCCAATCGGTTTTTGCAGGCCATGCGATACTCTTGCCGCAGATCGCTCCGAGGCGGCCCGCCAGATAATTCAGGGCCGTCCCCACGCGATTGAGATCAGCGGCGTTGTACGCACCCTTCATCCCGGCCAGCCATTCCGCCTGCTCGGCTGCGGTCATGGCAGCAAAGCCCTTCGCGGCAAGCGCCTTGACGCGCTCCACGTCCGCCTGCGTCCGGTCGGTGACGAGGGTGTCAATGATGGTACTCATGCGCCAACTCCTTTCGTTACGGCATAAATTCCGCCTCCGCTGAACGTCAGTTCCATACCGGTCTGCACAGCATTTTCGTTTTGTGCGAATGCGTCGGAGATTTTGATGGTGTCACCGGTTTCGAGCGCCGGATTGCCGCGGTTTTTCACGCTGTAGATCTTTCGGCGATTATACTGCGCAAGCAGCCACGCGGCCACACTCTGATAGTTTGCAGGCGCTACACACGGGTTATTTACGCTCTTGATGTTTTTGCCGCTCCCGGCGGTGATTGTCGTATCGATATTCGCGTAGTCGCTCTTAACGTGCAGCTCTACGCAATCAACCGCTTCCGATATGGACACACCGTCATAGTTATAAAGCTCATCCGGCGTTATTTCTCCCAATACTGCACCTGCTGAAAGTTCCGCGATGTGCAGGTTTCCGGATCGATCAAACCACGCGGAGCACATTGCGGCCTGTGCCAGAATCCGGATCGCCTCGCGTCTCGTCGTCTTCCGAGGGATTGCAGGGACTACCGTTCTTTCGTCTGCGCCGCCGCCGTAGATCACAGTGACGTCGTATCCTTCCAGTACGGACGCAACTACAGTCTGGAGCTTGCACGCGGTAGCGTTTCCGGCCTCATAGGTTGCGCGATCGAGTGTCGCAGCCATATCGTTTCCGACAAGCTGTGCCGTAACGCCGGAATCGCGTGCTGTAACGGATGTAAAAAAGAACTCGCCAACGTCTATGCTCTCTCCGTTTACAATGCATCTGGCAAGCAATTTCTGGCCATCCTGAATCACGGAGAAAACGCCGTCCGGGTTCAGAATGTTGTACCGATGATCCGCGTTGTCAAATGTAAAGGAAATCTGCCGGGACGGGAACGATTCGCAGGAAACGGATGCTTCCTCTATAATCTTCACGTCGGCCATTGTGTCGTTTTCGTAGGTTTCCGTCAGGCCGAAATCGATCTGCCGCAGCCGGGCGCGTGTCTTTGGCAGGAGCGTCTTGTCAAATCGAATCGTCAGCTTTGTGTAATTTGCGGCAGTCATGCTGATGTTCTGCCGCGCCTGCGTGATCATCTTTGTTCCGGTTGCGACCGCCGCTCCGTCGCTCGCATATGCGGTAATTGTGATCTGCGCCGGGTATTGGTTCATTTTTTCATCAAACAGCATCGCCCAACCAATCGTGGATACCGGAGCGGAGAATTCAAACGTAATTATGCTTGCCATTTCGGCGCTCTCGTTTGATGCTACTCCGCTCCACCAGCCAACATACTGCCCGTCAAAGCTATCGTTCGGAATATCGATTGTCCCATCCAGAACCCACCGGTTCAATTCAAGCCCAGCGAACTTCCCGGATATGGTTTCTCTGTCGCTGATTGTTTCGGCGGCGCTTGTGCCTGGTGCCGAATCAGATGCAGAGGCCGTACCGTTCTTCTTTGCCGACGGGTCAACAATGTAAAACCGGACAAGCATGCCGACCTCACGCACCGGTGTAAACGGTGCGTAATTGCTCGATACCTTCTGCATCAATCCACCCCTTGCTGTGTCGCGGAGATCGTGACGCCGCACCACTGCGATACGCCGTCCTCATCGTAGATGATCGCCTTGTATTCCGGCTGTTCAAAAAGGAAATCCCTTGTTTTGTCGCCGTCTACATCCGGGTATGTTACGCTCAACACATGTTTCGTGTTGATCATGCTGCGGAGTTTTCGGAGATCGGCGACAGAAAGCCATCCCGTCGGGATTTTCAATTCATTTTTTACCCCGATGATATCCATAACCGTCTTTCCAGATGCCATTGTCGCGGTTGCGCCGATATCCTTCGGCTGAATCGTGAACACGAGATCGCGCAGAAGCGTGACCGTGCTTGTTCCGTCCGTGATTTTAATCCTACGCAAGCGATACACCCCTTTGTACGATCTCGCCCCGCAGCGGATCGAATATTGCTCTTGCTATCGTCTGTCCGTCGAGTACAAGGTTGATCTGCATTGGCGTTCCGGGCTGGTTGTTGGCAAGCAGACCGTTCACGACGCCGACAGAGGACTTTGCCGCGCCGGACACAGAGAAGGACGTTGTGCCGAAAGTCATTTGATCCTCGATATCCTTCCGAACGCCGGTCATTTCGCGGCTGAATCCCTGCCCAAGTCCTTCTGCCATGTAGCCGCCGATTCCGGCGAAGACTTTAGACGGGGACGCAATACCGAGGATGCTCTTGACACCGCTCACAAGGCCATTGACCATATCGCTTACCGTCCGCTTTAGGCTCTCCCACATATGCAGAAATCCGTTTTTGATACCGTCAACGATATTTGTTCCGATGCTGCCCCAATCGTATCCGAGGAACGTATCTACAATCGATTTGATTATCGTTGGGATCGACATGACAAGATCCGGGATTGCGCTAATAAGGCCCTCAATAAGCGCCATAATGATTTGCGGGCCGGACATGATGATTTGCGGAAGATTGTTAAGAATCCCCTGTACAATCCCGATAATAAGCTTTGGCGCAGCCGCAGTAAGCTGCGGAATGGATTTAATCAGGCCATCAATCAGCGATTTAACAAGTTTTGCGCCGGATTCGATGATTTTGGGGAAGTTTTCAGTAAGCGCGGTGATGAGATTTGTGATAATCTTGGGAGCCACCTCAAGCAGCCTCGGGACGGCATCAATGATCCCGTCCGCCAGAGCGAGGATGATCTCAAGCGCCGCATCTACCAAATTCCCGAGATTTCCAGGGTCGGTCAGCGTTTCAGCGATTTTGATGATTGCTTCTGTTGCCGCCGGGATCAATTCCGGAAGCGTCTCCGTAATGCCTTGTACCAGGGAGATAACAACGTCTATACCGGTTTGAATGATTTCCGGCAGAAGCTCGACTATGGCCGGAACGAGAATCCCAATTGCCGTCGGCGCGATATCGCCCAGAACGGTAAGGATCTCCGGGAGCGCGGACATAAGCCCAGTAACCAGATTTGATGCGCCCTCAATAAGCGAGGGAAGGGTGGATCCGAGTATGCCCGGAAGCTGCGTGCTTACGGTTACCATCAGCGTAGTAATCGCCTCCACAATGCGCGGCAAAAGCTCCTGAATGCGCGGGATCAGGTTATTGCCCGCAACGACAATGGAATCCGTGAAGTTGCCCACGAGAGTTCCGAGATTCTGATCCGGGTCGGCGAGGCCGGTCACGAGGTTCTTCCATGCGGCTTTTACCATACCGAACGAGCCTTGAATTGTGGACGCGGCTTCTTTTGCGGTCGTGCCGGTGATGCCCATTTCGGTCTGCACGACATGGATCGCGTCCACGATATCCGCATAGCTGGAAATGTCGTACTTGATGCCGGAGATTTTCTCCGCGTCTTCAAGCAACCGCTGCATTTCGGCCTGTGTACCGCCGTAGCCGAGCTTCAGGTTATCGAGCATGGTGTAATTTGCTTTTGCGAACCCCTGATATGCGTTCTGGATTGATGTCATGTCCGTGCCCATTTTGTTCGCGTTGTCGGACATGTCGGTCAGCGCCAGGTTTGCTTTTTCTGCCGCTGCACTGGTATCCCCATCGAGAGACTGCAGCAGGGATGCAGAAAAGCTTGTCACCGTCTCCATGTACTCATTCGCAGACAGCCCAGCGGTTTTGTACGCGTTGTTTGCGTACTCCATGACTTTATCTTGGCTATCCTTAAAAAGCGTCTCCACGCCGCCGACGAGCTGCTCATAGTCTGCGTATGCCTGGACCGCCTTTGTGCCGATTGTGCCGATTGCCGTCGCCGCTGCCGTCACGCCGACTACCGCAGCCTTGCCGACAGTAGCAAGGCCGTTTTTAATCTTCTCGCCGAGGCCGAATGTTTTCTTCCCGGTTTCGTCGATGCCCTTGTCTGCCTCGGACGTATCGGCGCCGATTTTTACAAAAAGTTCAAACAGATTCATCTTTGGATTTTTTCACCTTCAATCCGCACCGGCGTACAACGTCGGCGGTGATCTCCTCGCAGGTTCGGTTATCCTGCGGCTTCGGGCTGATGATGTCGGTGTACTTTGCCTGCACAAAGCTTCCGCCCGCGAATTTCGCTGTATTTTCCGTGATCGTGCGCATACACTCCGCCGCATAAATGCGAAAGGCTGATTCCTCGTTCTGCCGCTTTATTAAAATCGGCAAAAGGCGAATCAGCCCTCCGGCGCTTATTTTTGGAGCTGCCAGAAGCGCAAGCGTTACGCTTTCGCCTCCGACGCGCACGATTTGAAAAAATTCAGCATATCCTTGTCCTTGACGATCTCCTGAATCTGCCGCATGGTTTTTAGGACGCTCTGCTTTTTGACCGCCTCAACAGTCGTTTCGTTGACCGCAGCCAGAATACCAAGCGTATCTTCCCGGTGCTTTTTCAGAATCAGGGGAATCCACTGACCGATCTTCTGCGCACCGATCGCGTACCGTTCTCCCGCCGTCTGCGGCTTCTCCGCGTCGATCTGTGCTTTCAGACTCTCCCGCAGCTCATCGTCGGTCAGGATGTTGAGCGCGCACACGCTGACCTCGCAAAGAACGTCAGCCGCCCTATCCGTGCTAAGTTCCGAAAATTTCATACTTTCTTCTCCTTACGTTTCAGCCGTACCGGCTTTGATATAAACCTCATATGGCACAACGTCCTGCTTTGACATCGAATAGTGCGCCGTGTACTCAAACGCCATCTGCCCCTTGCCCTTGTCGGCGGTTTTCAGCTGGAATCCGCCGGTCGATAGCGCGTTCATAAGACGAATAGCAATGAAACCACCGTTTGTCGCACCGTTCTTGTCGGAATAATCACCCACAAGCCAGATGTCCGCAAAGTCAGTCGGTGAAAGATCGCGCCGAGGAACAACCTTCGTCGTATCTGTGCCGTCGATGTCAGCCGCCGCCATAAGAGATTTCGCGGAGGCAGTCGTAGCCGTTACATATGTACCGGAAAGTTTCACTTCGACATCGTCCATCCGCTTCATTTCCATTGTGTTCTTTGGGCAATTATCCACATCCGAGCCGTAGTCAGAATACGTCGGTGTCGCGGAAAATGTAACGCCTCCGGTAGTTGCACCGATCTGGTTCTCCGGTTCAAACGTTCCGGTTGCAGGCGTAAATTCGCTCAAAACAACGCCAGCATTGATTTGCAGCTGCTTAAACGTATCCGCCGGAATTTTTGTAAATTTCGCCATGAAATCAGTCCTTTCAGTTCGCGGTAATGTATTCGATTGTGACGTTCAAATACCGCCGCTTGATATTTGCATCAGAATCGTCCCGGACGTTCTGGCACCACGGAGATCCGCGCTTGATCCAGATTGCGCCGTCGTCACACGGCACAAACACGCCGCCCAAGCCGATAGCGTCCGAGATTTCCTGCGCTTTCGCGTTTGGTTCTGCTTCCTGCGTTGTGTAGTACCAGAGATTCACTGTCAGGCCGATTTCCCCGCTGTCCCACGCGCCGGTAATCAGCTCATAGGTCAGCCACGGAAAAACGGCATCGTCCGGGACACTTGATGTGGGGTATGCCGTGAGAAATTGCGAGAACCACGCATGCAATGCTTTGTCTTTCGTCATGTTGGCAGCGCTTTCTTTTCTGCAGTGAAGTATTTCAGATCGAAGCTTGCAGACTTCGGTGTTTGCTTGTCCTTTGGCTCGGACGTGACGCGGTACGTCTCGCCGGTCGTCTTGTCGCGGAAGAAGTCGTTATAATCGATTGGTACGGCTTTTTGCACAAGCACCGAGTAAACGCTTGTCACGCCCTCCTTCTCCGCTCTGCGAGCCTCCATGGACGTATCGAGCATCTGGTAATTTGCGAATTCCGCCCCGTCCGTCCATATCGTGACGTAACCGCCCGCTCCGTCCGGCGTCCGGCTTTTTTCGAGCAGCACGCACGGGCGGGCAAAATCATCAAGTAAACTCATATCAGATCTTCCTCCACTGGTTCATGCGCGATTTGAACGTCGTCTGCCATGTCACAGCCCCATTCGCGGAGGCACTTCCGCTCGATCCCTTCGAGTAGCTATAGCCTCCGAAGCTTTCCGAGGTAAACGGGCTTGCTGCCGCGTCCCCGTTTTTCTCCTGCCATGCTCTGATCTCAGCTTCGAGGGCGAGGACAGCGGACGGGACGGCCATCGGCCAGACAGAGCCATCAAAGGTCTCGTCGGCCATCCCGTAATCCGGGTATTGGTGCACACCGTCATTAAAAACGGAGCCTACAATCCGGAAGAATTGCCCTTCTTGCAGGAACGGCAGCGCAATGCTGCCGTTTTCTACTGTGTACGTTCCGCTGATCCGATCCGTTTCAAACCAGTTCCGCAGAACTCCGCACAATTCGGTCAGCATTGTGCCGCCTCCTTCCTTACTTCGCCGTTACCGTTGCGTTGCCAGCCTTCTGCGCTTTGTAAGTCGCGTCAGCCTCAACGACTGTGATCTTCTTGCCCGTCGCTGCCGTGACATCGGACTTTCCGTCCCACGTTGACCACGTTCTGACGTTCTGGCCATAGGTCACAGTCTCAGCCGAATCGCCTACCTTGTACTTGTAGACGTTGCCGCTTGCTTCCTTCGCGGGCGTTACCGTGATCTTCGTGTCACCTGTCGCCGTGCCCGCCGCAGAGGTAACCGTCAGCGTGCCGAGAGACGGGGTCTCGTCAATGTCAGCAACGGCAATGCCGTCCTGATACTCCGCGAACAGGGTCATGCCCATGATCGCAAAGGACTCGGAGACCGCAGTGGAGTAGTTGCCCTGCACATGGAAACCGACAAGGTTGGTTTCTCCGTCGGTTCTGTAGTCGAGACCGGCACGGGCGAAATCGCTGTCAGCTGGGTCAATGTAGTACAGGACAATGTTCTCGACCGGAGTCGCAATAACACGACCGCGTTTGATCTCACCGTCAGACAGCAGGAACACGGTGCTATAGCCCATGAAGTTCTTGATGTACTGGAAGCCGAATTCAGTCTGGATGGTGATATCGGCGCCGCCGAGGTAATCGTACAGATCCATCACGTTCACGAAGCCAACAACGTTGGTCGCGGTGCGGTGCATCTGCTTGAACTTGTTGATAACAGCGCCCTTCGCCATTGCAAGCGCGCGCTGCCAGTTGGTTTCGCTGACGGTCAGCAGGCCGGTATTCAGATAATCGTAGAACCGATTGGTGACATTGGTCTGCAGCTCATACAGGAACGCCTCGTCGGTCAGGGCGACGGCAACGTCATAGCCGTATTCCTTGATCGCCTCGATGGAAACAGCCTTTGCGTACTTCTCGACGTTGATGTTGGCGTAGTCCTTTTCAATGACAGTCGCTTTGGAATAGGGGATCTCTTCGCCCTCGCCGACGCTCTGCGCGAGCGTCACACTTGCAGTCTTGGATTTCAGGACGGTTCCCGGCTGCTTTTTGATGGGGCGCATAATGCCTAGAATGTCGCGCAGGTGCTGCCAGTTCCGCGCAAAGCGGGTTACAAAATCGATTTCACGAGCGGTTACCTGAACGTCGCTCGTCATCGTCAGATTGGTCTTTGCTGCCATGTTTATTCTTCCTTTCCGAACAAATTGAGATTTGCGGCAATTGCTGCCTGCCGTTCAGACGCGTCCCTGATTTTGAAGATGTCGTCCCGGCTCATAGCGCCGCCGTTGTTTGCGGGCGGGTCTTTGGTGTCCGCGCCCTTCTGTTTCGTGGTAACAACGAAATCTGCCCACTCTTCCTTGATGGACTTCTTCAAATCATCGGCATTCTTGATCTTGCCGTCTTCCAATTCAATCGAAGAAAGATCGGTGACCTTCAAAACCGAATCAATTCGTTTTTCGCTGATACCCACAGACTTCAAAAGTTCCCGATACGCGGATTCTTTCGCGCTCTTGGTTTCCTTCTGCATCTGCTCTCTTTTGTAGTCGTCAAATTCCTTTTTGATCTTGTCGTGCTTATCCTTCCAGCCATCGTCGCCTTTGGCTTTCAGGTTTTCAAGCTCCGCCTGTACTCCGGGGAGCTTTTCGGCGTCTGCCTTATACCGTGCAAGGTCGCTTTTCAGCCCGTCTACGGTATCGGTGTGCGCCTCAATGATCGTATCCATCTGCTCTTCTGTCAGCCCCATTCCCTTCAGGAGCTTGCGCGTCAGTGCCATGTTCTATCTTCCTTTCCCTTGTCGGCGGTGCTTTGCCGCGACAGAACAAAAAATGTGGCAACAGTCATTTCTTTGCTGTTACCACACTTATACCGTATATTTATGGCTCTGGGACGCAATCTTTATCCGTTTTTCATCTCATCTTCGACGATTTTCAGGTACTGCGCCGCATAGTTCGCCGCCGCTGGCTTCAAATACGGCTGTGCTTTGTTTCCAGCCGTCCAGTGCCAGTTCCCCTTCGCGTCCTGATACGCCCACGGCGTAGGTCTCCCGCCCGGATAATACTTTCCGGTTCCGAGTTCGACGTATGCGGCATATTCCGTGTCACTTCCGATGTATGCAGCTGGCTCTTCTTCATCTACGCGGTGCGTGATACTGTTCCTCAGATTTCCGGTGTCCACCGGGCAAAGCCGCTTCGCGTACTTTTCAGCCGTCATGCCGATCTTTTCAAGCGCACGAAGCAGCGCGTTTTTCATATTGTCCTTGATTTCCTCTGAGTTGTCGATAAATTTAACGTCCATTTTTCTTTTTCCACCCTGCCCATTCAGCATAGCTCATGTTCTCAATCAACTCATTCCGTCCGGTCGCCTGGTTCCTGGCGCGGCGCTTGCCTCCGGAGGTGTCGATTCCTTCAATCTCGGATACCAGCGTGCAGCGGCAGTTGTGAGCGATTGCAAAATTGCCATTGTACTTTTCTCCGTTTTGTGGTATACTTGAATTAACGAAATAATGCCCCGTGGTTGTTTGGAGGTTATAAACATGGCATTTCGTAATAACTCTGTTAACCCTGATGATATTGTCCGTGATTACCTTGCCGGAAAATCCATTAAGAAACTCGCGGAGGAAAATGGGGTCAGTCGGCAAGTCATCTATTGTCGGCTCAACCATGCTGGTGTTCACATTAGAAACCGCTCCGAATCCATGTATAACCGTATGGCGCAAACCACCGCAGATGAAAGAAAGCGGCTCGCTCAAGCAGCTAACGAAGCGAAGCGCGGACTTGCAAACACCCCAGAAATGCTTCATAAGAGGGCGCTTGCCCATAAGCGCTTCATTGGCGATTTTGAGCAAGAATTTATTGACGCTCTTTCCGTAGAAGGCATTCCTGTAACTCCACAAGAGCCTTTTTTGAGCTACAATTTCGACCTCGGATGCGGGAGCGTCGCCGTGGAAATTCACACGCAGTGTGCGAATCCGTTGACCAAAAGATATATCAAGAAGCTCGTGGAGTGCATCCATGCGGGGAAAAACATGGTCTATGTATGGATTCCCCCGAGAATCCATACCGTTTCCGAATCCTGCTACAAGCAAGTCGTCTCCATTGTTAAGGAGTGCCGCTGCAACCCACCCGCTCGGTGTCAATATTGGGTGGTTCGGTGTACAGGCGAACTTTACGCCACCGGAAGTTTCGATTTCGATTAACTCACCGCAATATTCGTGTTTATAGCTTCTTACGATTTCACCGTCGGAAGCTATTTGCGTTTCCCCTACAAAACAGTTATAAATTTCTTCCGGTCTTCCTTGTGGATCGCCGGGGTAGCGGCAGCCGTTGGAGAACTTTTTGTCGTTGTCCACGATCTCGCCGTCGAGCATGGCGTGGGAGTGGCGGGTTCTTCCGTCGAGCGTCGCTATCCATTGTTTTCTGCACTTGATTCCCATTTTCTCGGCAGCATAAAAGGAATCCAGCCGTCCGGCGTTCTGCGCGCCCGTGACTGCCGTTCGAGCTGTCCGGATAGCGGAATCGCGGTTCATGGTGGTGATACGACTTTGCAGATCATCTGCCATGCCCTTGATGCTTCTGCCCTGTAAGATGGAGCTGGTGACACTGGCCGTGATCTGCTTTTTCCCATATGCAAGATCTATCCCGCGATTGAGCGCCCGCTTTTCCGGATAGTACGGCATAAGCTCCGGCTGCTCGGAGATCAGGCGCTTCACGGTCTGTTCGTCCCAGATGTCGAAGCCGACATCTCCGGTCACCTGCTCAATGGTGTACGCCGCGAAATTTCGGTTCAAGCTGTAAATGCCCGGCGTTGCATCGTTTACATACGCAACAGCAGCAACGTTTGCATTTGTCATGCGCTCTGCGACCTTATCCCGTAGCGCCTCAAAGCGCCTTCCACGCCCGATCTGCGCAAGCCGCCATTGCTTGTATTGATCCTCCGAGATCTCCCCAGCGTCCATGCGCGCCTTTTCCGCCGCGTCACGCGCTGCAAATTTACCGAAGTAATCCCTGATCGTATCCGTCAGATCGTTATACGCTTCCCTGTATATCGCAGTAATCCGCTTTTCAAGCTTTGCGAGCTCTGCGTCTGTCATTTTCTGCCCGGCGGTGTTGCTTGTGCTCATACATTTCTATCCGCCCCGCCAAGCACGGCGCAGACGAGCGTGACGATGATGGTCTTGGTGTCCATGGTGTTCTCCCTTTTCCGGTTTTCAGCGTTCACATCGCCACGATGTAACTCGCATAATCCTTCCATCCGTCGGCAGCTTTATACGCCGCGACCGATGCAGCCGGGACTTTGATGGTAAATCCCGCTGTTTCCGAGCTGAATGCGCCAGATCCGAGCGCAGGCGGCGTTGTCGGCTTGCAGATAACAGTTGTTATGCCAGTATAAGCAAAACAATATTCTCCTATTTCTGTCACCGTTGACGGAATCTCTATTTCTCCGGCAATTCCCGCACCGTTAAACGCAGATTGATCGATAACAGCAAGCCCTTCGTTTAATTTTATTACCGGCGCTACATCATTAACGCCGCGCACACCCTGAAATGCGAAGACTGAAATTCTGGTTACGCTCCCCGGCAAAATCATTGTTCCGATACTAGCAGAAGAAAACGCGGTAATTCCTATCAATGTCACCGTTTCCGGGATGATAACATTCTCGCACATAGAGTAAGCAAAAGCGTTCGCATCAATCGTTGTAATGTTGTTTGATGGATCTGACATATCAAGCTCTTGCAGTAAGTGTTGATGCGCAAGCTCATAAGCTGCAATTCTTGTGTGGTTGTAGAGCTTTGCTTTTTTTATATAGCTTGCGCTTTCATATGCTGTCACGAGTTCCTGCTCGTATTCAGCTACCATGTACGGCGTAATCGGTGCGGATTTTATGCCGCTGATCGCGCCTGCAAGCCCTTCGAGGGTCTGTGCCGCAGGGGCTGTGCCGCCTTTGGCCTCCACTGCGTCATACGCCGCGCCGACTGCCGTGATAATGCGGTCGATCTCGGTCTGTACGCTCATGTCTGTTCCTCCTTTAGATCGCGGCGAGGGCGTTTTCGATGTCGTCCGTCAGGCTGACTGTGCCGCCGGAGGTATAGCCTGCGGGGATGTCTACGCTGGTCTGCGTGAGGCCGTCGATGGTCTTTGCGATTGCGCCGTTGTTGGCCATGGTGCCCTCTACCTTGCTGCCGTCGGCCAGCACGATAAACTTTCCGTCCAGCACGTCAGCCGCTCCGGCGGTCACACCGGAAACGTCCTTGTACTTGTCGGGAATCGCTCCGACCTTGACCTTGCCGAGAACTTTACCCTTCGTGGGCGTGATGTCCTGCGCGGCCTCGGCAGGCGTGGCGGACTTGGTTTCCAGCACGACGGATACCTTGCCCGCGCCGGAGTGCTTGCCCGCCGGGACGGTGTATTCCTGATTGCTGGCCGTCGCGTCCAGCACCTTGGATACCGCGCCGTTATCCGGCATGGTGCCAGCCTGCGTTACGCCGTCTGCATCGATAAATACCTTATTCGCCAGCACGTCGGCAGGCGCGGCGGTCGTGGCGGAGACGTCCTGATAGTTTTCCGGAATCGCGCCGACGGTCACGCCGGACAAGCCGTAATAGCCCTGATCTGGTGTGACGGACTGCTGCTCCTTCGTCGGCGTGACGGATTTGGTCTGGAGGTTGTAGTTGCCACCGCCGGAGACGCCCTTGACCGTGCCGGAGCCGTTGTGATAGCCTGCGGGGATGGTATAGGACTCGCCCTCCTTGACGTTGGCGTCAACCGCGCCCTGATTTTTGATGGCCGATGCCTTGTCGGCCAGCGCGTCGAGCTTGTCCGTGCTCGCGGCAAGGCCGAGGCCGACGAGCCATGTGCGCAGCTTGTTCCGCGCGGTCTGTAATCTTGTAATTTCAGTCTGTGTGCTCATAAAATCCTCTCCTTAAATCGTCGCGAGCAGCGCGTTGATGTTGCCGACCTCCGTATACACGGCGGCGCTGGTTACAGGCTTGGTGTTGTCCTTTTCGACTGCGTCCGCCGTATCGACGGACAGGGTGTTCGTTTCCGTGTCCAGCTTGAGGCCGGTGCCGATGTTGTAGCCGCCGCCGGAGCCGCCGCCAGCACGCACGGAAACGTTAAAGGAAACGTCAACCGGATCGCGGTTCGTGAGGTCAAATTCAATGCCGCCCATCACAACACCGCCTTTGAAAGCGCGGCAGATACGTCGATCTGCTTTTTCTCGGAGCCGAGCACATCTCCGCTTTTGAATTTCACGCGAATCTGCATCGGGCAGACCTTCGGCAGGCGGAATGTTTCTTCCTGCGCCAGCGGGAAATAGAATTTCCCGTCCGCGTATGTGATCTGGCCTGGGTAATACTTCTGCAAATACAGAAGCGTCATTTCGATCTTCTCAATATCGTCGATCTCGACAGCCTGCCCGTTGTTCTTGACCGTGACGGCCAGACTGTACGCATCGCCCTGTACCATGCTGCTCATACGTCTATTCCTCCATATCTTTCGTGGAATATCGCTCTAATTCTTCCGCGCTTTTCCTCTTCAAAATGTTTGCGATTTCCTCCTGCGTAAGCCACGGCAGCTTGCTCAGAATCGTTTCGTCGTCAAGGTAGCTCGCGGCAAGCAGCACCATCTGCGTCTGTTCTAACTGATTTGTTATTTTGGATCGCATAAAGGATGGCTCGTCATCAATACCAACGATCTTAAACAACGCCTGCAGGAACTCGATCACGCAGTATTCAAATTGATCCACCTTGTTATCCATCGGCTGATACGCCGCCATGATCTCCGTCGCCGTCTTCTGCCCCGCCTGCACTTTTGCCACATCAAGCATTTGCGCGTCACGGTAAAGATCGTCGCTGATTCTGGAAAGAAGCGCTTCCCGAGCTTCAACTGGGATTGTGAGCGTATGAGCCTCTGCCTTCGCGCCGTCGTCGTCCACGAGCCCAACGCCGATCCGCCGCATGGACTCTTTGAACCGTGCCATATCGATCTCGTCCATGCCACCGGCGTTTGAGATCGTCCAATAAATGATCGACGCCTCATCAACTGTATTCGCAAAGCCTGACTTAATGAGATCGTAGCAGTCTATCGCCTCGCGTTGGCCGACAAGCTCTGACTGCCTTGCGCGGTTGCCGTAGAGCGGAATAATCGGGAAGCCGGGATAGTTTTGATATGCAAGGATCTCCGTACCGTCCGCTTCGGAACTTGCCTCGACAGATACATATCCGCGCTTTGCCTCTAGGATCTCCATGTTTTTTCCGCTTCTGCGGATGAACTGTGTAAAGCCGTCCGGCTCGTAGAGTGTTGCGCGAAGCGGCTTCGTATCGGATACCTGCCAGAATCTAATCCCGGAGCGCAACGCACCGTTTTCCTCATCGAGAATCGGAACGAACTCTGTTACGTCGAAAACCTCAAGATGATCAAGGTTCCAGAAGCCATACGATACGCCTCCAACAAGGGCCGCATGCGCTGCGTCCTGCAGCCGAACGTCGAACGATGCGCCGAGTTTTTCTTTGTTCGCGGCTTCTTTCAGCGTCACGCCGTTCCCGAGCAGATACTGCGTTTCCTGCGTGATGAAATTTGCAAAGAAATTGCTCCGAAGCTTATAGTTCGGACTGTAGTTGTCCGGAATGACTTTCCCGTTGAGTGTATAAAGCAGCTTTTGAAAATTAGCAATCGTCACATTCCTGTGCGCGTCATACTCCTTCGCAATAACCGCCTGTTTGTATAAATCCGAGTCTTTGTGATTATTTATCGCGGACAGAACAAATTCCATCCGTTCCCGGTCAGACTTTTCCGCAACCTCTAAAAAATCCTGATATGTTTTCATCTTTTGCCTCACCGCGCCAGCTCCGGCACAAATCTGTGTTCTTTGAAGTGCTTTTTCAAGACCGTCATCACCATGTACCTGATTTCGTCCATAGCGTGGTCGTTTTCCTTCACGACGCGGTCAGATTCTGCTTTTTCGTCCCACCTGTAAAGCCCAAATTCGCGGATGGTGTCTTTACAGCCCGCATGAATCTTGATTCTTCCATCTCGCAGGAAATCGGACGTTGTGCGGATCCCGTTCAAAACGTCGTTGTCAGCGTGCCGGACTTTAAATCCGCTCCTTCTGCGCAGCGCTTCAATGAACGATGCGGCAGACGGATCCACGACAACGGCTCTGATTAGCTTATCTCCTGCAAGCTGTTCTACCATGTCGCAGTATTCCTCATCTGTTTTCTGCTTCTTTTCATCGCGGCCGCTGTAATAGATCTCCGCGACTCTGACTGCGCATTTCCTCCCAACGCACCATAACCCGGCAGAAAACGGGTTCAGCGTTCCATAGTCTATAGATATATAATAATCTCCGGTGTCCGGGATCTCCTGCGTGATGCAGCCATCTCCAAACATCGGATATACCAGTCCTTCGGCACGCACCCAGAGGCCGAGAATGTAGCGGTCGTAATAAACCGTCCCTTCGTATTCTTTTTTCAGGTTTTCTTTAAAAGATTCCGGCAGGAACGGATTGTCGTCTATCGTGTATGTTTGGCTGAAAATGTCCGCGTTGCTATCGAGGAATTTTTTCAGCCAGTGATCAGGATATTGCGGGTTGAACGTCCCATCAAAACAGGAGTATTCCTTGTCAAGACGGCTTTTTAGCAGCGCGAAGACTTCTTCCGACCAATCAGCGACTTCGTCCCCATAGCAATATTTAATCGACGCACCGCGGATCTTTGACACCTGAGAAACCTTTTCCGCACCGAGGCAATAGCACTTTTCCCCGAAAATCCACGCTGTGTTGTCGCTGGAGATTGTTCCGACGAGCATATCGCCATACAGGTTCCGCATCGGCTCCAGCACATTTCGCTCAATCGTGGATTTTGTTACGCCGAGAATGACAGCCAGACCATCTTTTCCGATTCGCTCACGAATCCGGATCGGTATGATCCATCGAAAATCGAGGTAAGTCTTCCCACTTCTGGTGGCTCCGCCCTTGAAGTTCCATCGATGCGTCCCGTATTTTACAAATTCACGTTGTTTCGGACTTAACAGCATCTTGGAACTCCTTCAGCATCGAATCAAGCTTCTCCATTGTCGTCCTGTTGCGGTCGGAAGCTGCCGCGTATCGCTTCATGAGACTGTCACCGGCTTTCAGCCGGTCGGACAGCGATGCGTCCATGCCGAACTGATCTTTGACCTCCCCGCGCATGACCGCAGTGTAAAATTTCAGAATTTCGTTTGAATCCGCGACCTGCGCAGCCTCTTGTTCGTCCAGCCTGCGCTTTATATACGCAGAAATAGCTGGTTTTGATAGGTTTTCTGCCGCAATCACTCTGCATGACGTTTCTTTGTACCCTGCTTTTTTCGCCGCTTCTGTGGCATTGCCGGATTTTAAATATTCTTCGCAGAATCGTCTCTGCTTCGGCGTAAGCTTTTCATCCGCCATCGCTGTAAAGTCCGGCCAGCAGCTTCACCACATCCGCGATCTGGTAAGTTTCCAGCAAAGTGACATTCTTCGGTTTTTCATCAGGTCGATATTCGTAAACCATGTATTTCGTCACCATCCTGTCATTTTTCGCGGAATAGGTCTGCATTTGATTGATTTTTATTTTGATTCCGTGGTACAAGAGCGCTGTTTGCAGCTTGTGTGCAAGGGCGCGCAAACTCGCCATAGCCGCTCCTTTCTGCCTCATTCTTTCGTTCTCGTGTCTCCGTGTGTGAATAAATATATTTATTCACACCGGAGAACACGAGAACAGGAGGAGGAGGTTTCCGCAGAACGCTGCGGTGCCGATGAAAAGGGGCGTAGAGTTGATCTCTACGCCCTTATAGTAAATGTTAAATTTGGCTCTGGGACGCAGACTTTTTCATAAAAGCCCTCTTTTTTGCCCCACAAGGCGAATAAATTGCCTGTGCCATTCCTGCGCGGTGCGTTCGGATACATAAACCGCCATCGCGGCGCCCTGTAAGGTGTGTGTACGCTTCCAAAGAACCAAGTCTATGAGCCGGAGTCTCTCCGCGCCGTCAACGAGCTGTTCCGTCTCCGCGATTGCATCCGCAACGGCAGCGCGCTCGGCCTTCGTCATCAGCCCGCCGCCCTTATAGCTGCGGATCATCCATTTTGCATAGGCCCACCAGCCGTATCGCGGCGTGCTCATCAGTAATGTTGCCTCCCTTCGCGCTTTGCGCGGTTCGCATCGTGCAGTGTCCGCATGCAGCCCCTTGTTGTTGCATATCTCGCTGCGTCCTTCGATTGCTCCTGCTTGTATCTGTCCGCCTCCCGGCGGAATGCTATGTACCGGGTGCAGTCCGTGTGGCAGCCGGTATGCCTGTCCGCACAGCCTTTGCACGGAGCCTGCACCGGCGTAAGCCCTAGATTTCCCTGCATTCGTCCACCCTCACACATACCCGCTTGCCGCCCACCTCGACGACATAGCCCGTCCGGTTTGTCCTGTATTTGTATTTCTCGGCGGGATACACCCGCCCGCAGACAGGCCGCATTTCCGGATATACCGGGATTGATCGTGTAATCAGGATCCGCACGCGCTCCGCCCGGCCCATCACAGCTTCCCTATGTGCCGTCCATGCGCACGCCTCGCTGCAAAAATTGTATTTTGCCTTGTACTTCTACGGTGCGCGCATAAACGTTTTCCCGCAGGCATCGCACGTCAGCTGCATCGGCGGTCTTGGTGGCTTCCGCTGCGTCTTGCTCAAAGCTTTACCCCCTTTATGTACTTGTCGAAATACGTCACGGCAACGGCCATCGCCGCCCACATATCTTTTGCGAAGCCGTAGAAAAAGCCCTGATTTGCCTTTGTGCCAACAACCCCGTATCGATCTATCAGCGCCTGCCGGATATTTTTATCCTTTGCGCTCAGACAGCCGCACAGGTACAGCTTTTCTTCCCGCCGGAAGATCTTCACCGGCTCCGCGCCGTCCCTTTCGGCGCACTCCATAAAGCGTCCAATCCAAAGGCAGGTGTCGAAAACCTCCTGACCGACCGCCATGCCCATTCCGGCAATCATTTCAATTGCAAAATCCGTGCAATTGCCGTAAACATTTTTGTGCAGGACGTCCCGAATTTCTTCGTTCGGAATCTTCCCCACATCCAGCACGCGGCGAATCTCTTCGCCGTCGTGCTCGACCACCACATAGCCGGATTGAATATTGCCGGGATCAATCGCCAGAATTGTGCCCATCTGGCCACCTCCTTTGTTCAAAGTCTTTGCATTCCTCTCCGGAAAAGTACATCCGTTCAAATTCCTTCTCCGAGAACCGTTCGGCCTTGTGCTTCAATCACCGATACGGATAAACGTAGTTATTTCTGTATTCCAGGTTCTTGCAGGTCAAGCAGCAATCCTGCATCAGTTTTCCTCCTTTCGCACTGCCGCGCGCAAACCGCAGCCCGCTCATTCGGCAGCTCCGTCCATCTTCGCGCCGCAGCCGGGGCAGTATTTCGGCAGCAAATCCGGGTTATCCGTGCCGTCATCGATGCAGTATCCGCATTGAGAGCAATACCACAATCAAGCACAATCTCGCCGTCTGCGTATCCGTCTCCCTCACCTTCCCACTGCCCATGCACCACCTCCGCAACGTCGGCGGCGGGCTGACGCAGCAGGAGCGTTTTTACCCGCTGCGGTGTCCAGTTCGGATTTTCCGCGTTGCAGGATTCAAAGTCTTTCAGTGCCTCGGTTCTGCTGATAAATTCTTCAGTCGCAACGTTTTCCATCGTCAAACTCCCTCCAAGTGTGATACAGTGCCCATGCCAGCGGGTCACGGACGAACGGCATCTTTTTTGCTTCCGCGTATTTCTTATCAAGGATGCTCATGGCCTTCTTCCACGCGCGATCTCCAACGTGCAGTTCGGCGGGGAAGTATATCCTTTCCAGGCTGTCGATGTCCCCGACGTGCAAGCGAGCAGTCCCGCGCTCGTCAAAGAGCGCGTAGACGTCCTTGTCTTTGATGTAACCAATCATTTCAAAGTTCCCCCTCTGGCCCGCCGAACATCTCACGGTTCCGGCTCGTGCCGATAGCCATGAGGATCTTTCTTGCGCGTTTTCTGGTCATGCCTTGTCCTCCATCTCAAAGTAAAACGTGATCGGTTTCTCTTGCTCAAT